ATACGATCAATCCAAAGGTAAAGCTTATTCCTATTTCGGTACTATTGCTAAACGTTATTTAATTGTTTATAATAATAACAATTATAAAAAACTCCAGGAACGTGCCGATGTAGAAGAAATAGATGAAGATAGAAAAATATTATACGAGACTATTAAGGAAGCAGAAGATAAAGCTGATCCTGATAGTTTTATAGAGCAGTATATTCGTTATATAGATAAACACCTATACACCTTATTTCCTAAACCCCAGGATGCTAAAACAGCAGATGCTATTATGGAATTATTCCGTAAACGTGAAACATTAGAAATATTTAATAAAAAGGCATTATACATTTATATTCGCGAAATTACAGACGCATCTACCCCTCAGATTACTAAAATCACCAAGAAATTAGACACGCTACGTACTCGATTGTTTAATGATTACTACCAGCACGGGTATATAAAGATTTAAGTATACATATTTATTAGTAAACGATATTTATGGCTAATTTCGACGATATCACCCTATTCGGCAGTACTTCCTTATCAGATATATTTAAACAAATCCACAGGAATAATAAGGATACTGATAAACAAATCAATGAGTTAATTGATGCTCTTAAACCATTAGCGTCATCTAACGCAGGTTCCGCTGTAATGCTTATGCCTACTGTCAAAGATTTAATTGATGTTAATGTAAAAAATAACGAACAATTAATTAAAATGGCAGGTATTGCCCAACGAGCAGCAACAGCTACAGCAAATAATACATCCACTGATTTCTTTGACCCATCAGAAATACAACAATTATTAGAAGAACAACGTGCTGTACAACAGGAAGGTCAAAAGTTATTAGATCAAACTGAAACTATACAACACCAAATTGAAAATAAATGAGTTTTAAAATAAGAGAAAATTTAGGTGGTATATTAGCTTCTTCCAATAGGTCTATTTCAACTCCTAAAATTAAACCTAATGTCGGAAAAGTTTATGGTATTGTTACTACTAAAGATACTCCTACAAAAAAACAATTTGAAAAAGCAGGAGGTTTTAATGGAATAGGAACAGTGTTTTATCTTGATTATAACCAATCAAAAAATACAACGGGTAGTTTATCTGATGATTTTTTAGATAGATGCAAAATAGCAAAGCCTTTCAATGATTCAATGCAGGCTTATCCTTTAATAGGAGAATTAATATTAATCTCATCAGCTCCATCCCCAGCAAATCAAATTAGCGAAACAACTTCTCAAAAATATTATATGGGAGTTGTAAATGTATGGAATAATAATCAATTAAATTCTCCTTCTCCAGGTAACTTAGGGAAAACATTTATTGAAAATACTGATGTAAGACGATTATTAGCTTTTGAAGGAGATAGAATAATCCAAGGAAGAAAAGGAAATGGAATAAGACTTGGAAGTACAGTAAAATACCATGCTGATTTAAATGAATGGAGTAGTATTGGGGAAGATGGTGACCCTATTACTATATTAATAAATGGGTATGTAACTACAGACACCAGTAATAATGCTCCTAATATTGAAGAAATAAATAAAGAGATGTCTTCTATTTATATGACATCTACACAAAAAATCCCATTACTACCAGATAGAAAAGATATTTTAAATCCAATTACTCAACCTCGTTCCCCTGAAAGTTATCTTGGTGGGTCTCAACTAATATTAAACAGTGATAGAGTTACTTTAAATTCTAAAAAAGATGAAGTAATGATATTTGCTAAAACTAATGTGGAAATTAGTACTAATAATATTATAAATTTAAATTCTGGTCTTCATACCCACATTAATTCCCCAGTAATATTTTTAGGAACAAAACAATCTACTTCCTTTTTATTCAATTCCATTAATTCTCTTCCGGATGAGCCTGTTTTATTAGGTAGATCAACAGTAACTTTAATAAATAAACTAATGGATATTTTATGTAAATTAGGAAATAATTTAACATCAACAGTTTCACCACCACCAGGTTCACCTATAATGGAAATAAATGCTGTTGGAACATCATTAGTAAATGATATAAATATTATCCGAAAAGATCTTGAAAAACTTCTTTCTAAAACTACATTTACTGCATAATGAATAACCCTATAACATCAAATATTTCTTCTCTTTCAAATCCTACTTTAATAGGATCTGCCAAATCTCAATTAAAAGGAAAAATCAGTTCATCTGTTAAACAAACTATTCTTTCTCGAGCAGATGAACTTAAAAAACAATCTGAAGATTTAATTAAAAAAAGAGTCAATATTGAAAAAGAGTATGGAGAAAAATTAGATAAACTTCAAAAAGATTTTAACGAAGGATACATAACAGAAGAAGAAAAAAATCAAAAATATCAACAATTTCAAACTCAAAAAGAAGAAGAATTAAAATTATTAAATGAAGAAATTCAAAAAACTCAAAATGAAATTTTAAGTTCTTCAAAAGATATCTTAAAAAATATAAAAGAAAAAAATAAAAAATTTTCTAATTCTGTTAAAAGTAGTATAAAAAAATCTCAAAAAGATCAAAAAAGAGCAGATATAGCTCGAAATACAAAAGTATTAAAAAACACAGCTAAAGATAAAATAGCTCCTGTAATTATTAGTTTGCTAACAAATCTTGTTATAAAAGTAGTAAAAAAGAATAGTGATTTACAAGAACTAGTAAATAAAACAAATGAAATTATAGATGCGGCTGATACACCAGAAAAAATAAATCAAGCTCGAATATTAAGAAACAATGCTTTAAAAATAATAAATGATCAAGAAAATAAAATAAAGCAAATAAGGAATATTATTCAAACTATTCAAAAAATAATTACTATATTAAGTATAGTAGTAAATGTGATTTTGCTTATCCTAAAATTAGGATCTCCATTACCTATTCCTCTTCCTGTAAAGATTAAATTGCAACCTATACTCCAAAAAATATTAAAAATATTAAGTGAATTAAGTATTGGATTGGCAATAGCAATATCCGTATTAAATGACATAATAACTTATTTAGAAGATTTAAAATCCCAATTACATGATTTAGGAGAATTAATAAATGCTAAATTAGCAGATCCTACAATAGATACAGAACAATTTTTACAAAATATACAAAATAATAATCAAATTAATTTAGATAACATATCTTATAAAGGATTTAAATTTGCTATTAGAGAAGAAAGTGGACCCAATGCTATAGTAGTTAGAGGATATAAACGTAAGTATGCAGTAGCAATAGATACAAATAATGTTGAAGTATTAAAAAGTGATTTATCTTTTACACAAGATCCACAAGATTTAATAGATACACTAAAAATAATAATAGATCGAGAAAATTTAATTGCTTAATATTTATTTATATGAACGTCAAATTATTTAAAAAATTAATTAGAGAAGCAGTAATTGAGGCACTTCATGAGGAATTGCCTGATATTATCAATGAAGTATTAGCTAAACAACAAAAACAACCTATTCGCGAAGGTAAAACATTTAACTTTACTAGTACTGATGCTCAATTACCCGGAGATATACGTAGCTCATTAATGGCTAAAATGGGGGCTGAATTTGGTTTTCAACAACCACAACGCACCGATTTAAAAATTATTGATAAAGTTGATGAATCAACAGGTGAAAAAGTAAATCCGTACTTAAACTTTATTGCGGACGCAGCAGCTAATATGACACCAATAGACAAATCGGGATTAAGAAATTTAGAATAAAATGCCAACACAACCTACTAGAGTCAATCCTTTAGATTTGCAAGGTAACATTGCAATTGGTGTGGCTTTACCTTTTGGTAGAATAGATGTAACATCATTAAATAATATAGTAAGTAGTTCTTATACTACTGGTCCTGGAGTTTTTACTAGTACATATAGTACAAAAGATCAAATTAAATCAAACTTAATTAATTTAATTCTTACTGATAAAGGAGAAAGAGTATTTAATCCTGAATTTGGAGCAGGGATAAGAAAAATGTTATTTGAAGGAATAGTAGATTCTACTTTTGCTTCCATAAAAGAACTTATTATAAATAATGCTAAAATATTTGTTCCTGATGCTCAAATAACAGATATATCAATAAATCCTGATACGGATAATAATTCAATATCCATAACAATCTCTTATAAATTAAGAATATCAGGAACAGCAGATCAAATAACAGTAGAATTTGTATAAAAATGGCAAAAAACAGAGTATCATATTTAAATAAAACATTTAGCGAGTTTAAGACCAATCTTATAAACTATGCTAAGACCTACTTTCCAACAACTTATAATGACTTCTCAGACGCAAACCCAGGAGCATTATTTATTGAAATGGCCTCTTATGTAGGAGATGTAGCTTCATTTTATGCAGATACTCAAATTCAAGAAACATTTTTATTATACGCTAAAGAAAAAGAAAACTTATATGCTTTGTCTTATGCTTTAGGATATCGCCCTAAAGTTTCATATGCCTCTAATACTATTATTGATATATATCAACTTATTCCTTCAACAGCAGGAGAACCAAACTATACTTATGCTTTAATTGTTCCTGAAAATACTCCTCTTACATCAGCCGGTACAGGAACTAAATTTTTAACAACTGAAAAAGTAGATTTTACAGATATTACAAATACTGAAATTACATTTGTAGATTCAAATTATTTTCTTCTTAAAAAACAAGTAAAAGTCATTTCAGCAGAAATAAAATCTACTACATTAACTATTTCTACCCCAGAAAAATTTACTACGGCTACTATATCAGATAGTAATATATTACAAATATTAGATGCTACTGATGCTCAAGGAAATAAATGGTATGAAGTTCCATATTTAGCTCAATCTTCTATATTAACTACAGCTAATAATCCTACATCAGGTAGTGATGGTGTTCCTTATTTAGTTAATTATCAAAGAGTACCTCGCCGTTTTGTATCTAGATTCTTATCTAATGACACTTTACAATTAGAATTTGGAGCAGGATTATCAAATTCATCTGATAGTACAATTCTACCTAATCCCGATACTTTACAACTTGGACTAGTACCAGGAGTATCCAATTTACTAAGTAAATATAATAAAACAACCCCTTTCTTTACACAAGAATATGGTTTAGCTCCTAGTAGTGATATTACTATTAGATATTTAGTTGGAGGAGGAATAACATCAAATGTTGCTTCAAATGATTTAACTATAATAGATAAATCCCCAACTACAATTAAATTC